CCGACAAAATCAATGACGCGACCTGATGCACATGAAGGTACAAATCCTTGATCGCAGTTCCACCATGAAAAATGAGGCGCTTCAAAGGTAAAGAAAAGACCGTTTTCATCACCAGTGATAGTTCCTACAGATTCTTCAACCCAAATACCTCGCTCAGGACTGAATGACCACGTTGATTGGGTGTCACCTACGGAAAGCTGGTAATCTTCATTTAGACTACCATTAGTAATTGGGATTTTAATGTTTGCTGGCATGTCTGGATTAACTGTTAAGATTTCTCCATCAACACCATAAAGAGTTATATCAACCATACCATAAGATACAAGCTGTGAGGAGCCATCAGAGCCAATCGCAGAAAGATCTCGGGGTGCAGCATCAAGTTCATCAGTAGTGGGGTCGACATGAGTAATCTCTACCATCACATTACCAGTATAAGGGGTTCCAGAATCTCCATCGATAAAGCTGTTTGCCTGAAAGTCTACTGTAACATCATCAAGAGTAACTTGTGAAGCTTCCGTACTATTAAAAGTTGCTACGCCACCAATGCTCATGAGAGATGTATTAGAAGTTACCGTTTCCCAGCTAATCAGTTCAACAACCTCATAGTTTGAGGCATAGCCTGTTCTGGTGAACTTGATAACGATATCAGTGCCGGGTGATACATTTTCAAGCGTATATGAACCGTCATCGGCGGTGTAAGCTACTTCGGTTTCGGTGGACACCAAAACATTCGATAGAGGTTGTCCGGAAAGGTCTTCAACAAATCCGCCAATTCTTCCTATAGGTTGTGTTTCAATAGGATCGCCCGGGAGGACGGTATCGGTATTGTCAGAGTTAAAACAGCCTGTCAAAGTTAACAGTGCTGCGATTATAAGTGTTTTTGTCATTATTTTCTCGTTTTTGCAGAGTTATTAATCTGCTTTGTTGTTATGTAAGTGGTGGAGGTGGCCAGAGTCGAACTGGCGTCCAAGATAAATCACAATTCAAGTCATTCACAAGTTTATTCAGTTTTAGTCACAAACTGAAAAGCTATACGGTTATAATCTATTGCTTACCGTCCTGTTGCATTAGATGGTTTTGATTTTTGCAACTTGTCTGTTGTTTTGCTTAGATTGAAAAGAAGGTTCTAAGCAACCTCCCGATTAAGCCGCTAAGCGGACAGATTCGAAATTGTTATTATTATTAGCAATTATTGTTTTGTATCTGCATTTAAAGCCTGCTGGTACGTTTGGCTACTTGCACTATTCTTCTTTTTTACCCTGTCGAAACCCTTACACCCCCTTTTTATCTGTCTTTTTTTGAAATATAACACCAACTGGTGCATGATTTTGATCATCTAGCCAAATATAGAGACCAGTTGATTTCTTTTCTTTTTCGGTATGTTTAAAAGTGAGTTCTTTCTTAGCTTTTTTCATGGCAGCAGATTCAGTTTTATGAGAGCTGATTAAATCTCCCATAATATAGTGTCCGTTGTATTTATAAAGCTTCCACATTATCATTATCCTTTAATAACTCAGCCACTTCATACCTTTTGATAGCTTGATATAATTCACTATCTGTAATGCCTAGGAACCTGGCTGCGCTCTTCTTTGAGTTAGTTGTTGAGAGCGCAAACCTTATTAAAGAATCCTTCATTATGTATGAAGCCTTCGACCACAAACTAAATCCATATGGTCTATTATTAATATGGTTAGCTGAAAGTTCTAGTTTAATTGAGATTAGGTCTTCTAATGTTAAATTATTAATACTAACTAATAAACTATCATTAATAAGGTTTTTTGCTTTCAATTTAAAAATAACACTCTTATTCTGAGTTGTCAAATTCTTTTTTGAACTTTTTCTCACAAATCACCTAAAACTCAAGTCCCATTTCCTCTTCGCCAGCAACCATGGCATCTTCTTCGCCGGCAGCCATGGCATCTTCTTCACCAGTATCCACGGCGTCTTGGTAAGCTTGGTTTGTGGGCTCTTCAACCTCTGGGGACAGTTCATCTTCGAACTTATCAAAATACAATTTTAGGTTGGCTATAAGATAATCGTAGAATAACTCTTGGTCTTCATTGTTAGACAGCAGCTCATAAGAATCAATAATTGAGGTTTGAATCTTTTTGAACGCATTGAAAGCAACGTTTCGACCGGTCTCATCTGCGCCATCCATTCCAAATTCATCTCTAGGATCAGACTCTTCGGGCTCTTCTTCATCCGCAGACTTCTCTGCGTCTGTCCGGATATCGATAAACTTGTCTGTATCTGCGGGTCCTCCGAGATCGACGTCAACAATCTCGGCAAGTGCTTCAATATCATCACCAGCCTCGTTATTTACTTCTGCGGGTGTAAGAGCACCAATGACCGCATTAATAATGTGGGCTCTAAACGATTGTCTTTGGGAACCATCAGTTGTCAGGAGCTTGAAGTCAGTTTGCAGCACAGGAATAATCTTTTTGAGGAGATCCTCCAGCACATTGATGCCGGTAGATTTATTAGGCGTGGGATCGTTATCGGGTGTAATACCTTCAGACAGGTTAGAAAGCTCTATATTTAAAAGACCTCTTACTATGCCACGTAATCTAGCTTCTTCTTCTATGATCTTAGCTGCAGCAGATTCTCTTCTCTGCTTAACAACTTCAATCAACTGTCTAATATTTTCTCTGAGTTTTTGCTCTTGCTTGGGGATCATCTTTGTATACCTCTTTCCATAATTAGTTTCATAACTTCGTTCACGATAACTAAATTTTCATTCTTTTTCTTTCTGGGTTTTTTCTTGGGTTTACCCAACCCAGATTGCAAAGGGCCTGAGTAACCGGTCACATTCCCCGGCGCCCCACCGGGTCCGCCACCCCCAAGTGATGTTTCATTCACAGGATCTTGTGCTATTGTAGAAACTGGAGATGGTTGTCCAAGGATATTGAATAACTCATCGATCTTATCTTGTGGAATATATTCAGCTAGTTGCCGCAATGATTCTGCGTCATCTGGGTTGTTTACTAAATTGCTGACCAACTGCCGCGAATCGCTAGCGCTAAAAGGTTTATTATCAGAGCGCTCAGAAGGCACTACAGCGTATTCCTCACCAGCTAAGACGTTAACCCCTCTCTTCTTCTTTTTATATTCAGAGGCGCCTTTCCAGCGCATGAAGTCGCGATCTTTTCTGCTAGCTCCCAAAATAACACTGTCTCCTGCCTTGATATCTAGCGGAGATGTTTCACTAATATATTCATAAGCAATGCTTACTGGCGATCTCATCTCCGAGTCTGCAACTCGTACTTCAACTCCCGGGAGGTTTGTAACATCAGAGAAAACTGTTTCCCAAATCCGCTCCGAATGTTCTGCACTAACTTCTGAACCATCATGCGGCAGTGTGCGCTTGGCGCCTTCGGGATTGGAAATCAAAATAATTGTTCTGTCTGCTTTTGGTACACCGTCGCCGGTAGCGTAACGACGTACCATATCGGCATGCCCTCTGTGTGGTGGCTTAAATGCACCTGGAACAAGAGCGATGGTCTGACCCGGAGTATCTGCAAACTTGCGATCCCCTAGGGTCTCGTATTCGTCACTATGCCACTCGTCTTCTGGAGGTTCTTCTTCGAACTGCTCCTTTAGACTGCTGGCATAGTCCATAACTGCGTTGTAGATGGTTCTCTCGGCGTTCTCTTGAACAACAATGTCTACGATAGGGGTACCCGCCAAGACGTCCTTATAAACCATTTGTGGGAGTTTCTGATGTTTGTGCCCTGCGGACTTAATCTCTGTTAACCACTCACCTAGAGTTTTTGTTATTTGTTTATTTTTTGAGATTTGAACAGTAAAGTTTCGGCGATCAACGGATTCACCAGTAAATTTGGCAGTTTTATCTACCATAAAGTTAGCGCGACTAAATTCCAGACGATCTACAAATTTCACTCCATTACCCGCATGATCTACTGCTACATATCCCTCTGGATTCGTCGCAACCAGATCTCCAGAGCCATCATCTACAAAGTGCTTTGTATTATACACAGCATTGTTGTATTTCTCAATAAAAATGTTTTTGGCTTCAAACAATAGACGAGATACCTGAAAGAGATTAAGAATATCTTCTTTTTTGCTATCGAGCAGTTGAATATCTTGCAGAGCTTTTGTTTCGGCTTTGCCGCGGCCTTTCTCGCTTTTTAGCTTACTGATTTTCTTTTCAGAACGCTCGAAATACCAGTTCTTAAAGCCATCAAAAGAACGTTCTGGATCCTCCAAAAACTGTCCGCCTTTAATTTCGCTGTTAATATAGATATTCAGTAGCGCAGAAGGCAAATTATTATAGTCTATACTTTCATTAACCGCGTCAGCCTCTTTAACTAAAGAAAGAATTCTCTTCTCTTCACCAGCAGTAAGAGTTACTGTACCGGTGTCATCTGTAAAGAAAGCATCATCGAACCAAATTCCCGGCGGTCGGTTCAGCGCGCTTACATCTGCTCCAAAACTTGCTCCACTATCTAAGCTATCATAGGTGGTGTGAAACACAATACCAAATTTCGATTGCCCAATCTCTCTACCTAAATCTGAATCAACCGGTACCGCATAAACTATCGTGTTTGGCTTAAAGCGGTAGTGTGGTTCTCCATCTATTTGAACAACATCGAGCATTTCATCATCGAACATGAAATCACCCTGCAGAATATTTTTGATCCCAAGGGAGGGGAGATATTTTAATGCTTTCGTTAATTTATCAACAAGCCCGGGCGCATGCCCGTGGTTTCTGACAATATCCTCTTCGGTGTAGTTAATTTTAGGAACCTTATTAAAGATCGATTTAGTTCCTACAAAAAACTTACCATTCTCGGGGTTGATACCAACAAACATCGCCGGCGCACCATCCCATTTAACAGATGTTTGCACATGCGATTTAGAATTCCCCTTTAGGGTTTCAAGAAGTTCTAACAGAAAAGCCCGAGCCATCTTATAGCCTGCAGGACCTTGTGTAAGAACCAACTCTTCGAGATGAGTAAGGTGTGTATTAGCACTACCTTCTTTTAGAAGTATGGGCATTTATTTTCCCTCGTTTAAGCTTTCTTCTAAAATATTCAGCTTCTCTTCCAACAACTTCATTTCGTTTTGCATCTTACGAGCAGAACGACGAACTTCTTTAATATGTTGTTTAGCTAAAGTTAAGCGATGTTCCTCTGTTATGGAACGAGGCTTAATTGCTGTGATAATTTCCTGTAACCCGTGAAGATAAGTAAAGATATTCCTATCTACACCTTCTCCTAAAATAAAGTCACTCCAATTTTTATCTAGCGACATCGTTTATTTACTTCTTTTTGGGCTTAAAGGCTTTTTTTACTTTTGGTGCTTTTTTGACACTTGGCGCTTTTTTGACACTTGGTGCTTCTTTCTCCACCGTCTCAACAGCAACCTGTACAGGCGCCTTCTTTGGCTCGGCGACAGGTTGTTCTTCTTGTACTGCTTCCACAACTGGCTCAGCAGCTGCTCTTCTTTGTGCGGCTGCACTACGCTCTCGTAACCATCGTCTTTTCCATACTTTACCCATTTTTATTCTCCTTAAGTTTTAAAACAGCGCGCTTTACAATCTCTTGTAACCGAGCTTCAACACTCTCATTCCTCTCTCCCCGCTTGCCGCGGCGACCACCTTCATCTCGCCCATTACCTTTGCGGCTCTTGGTTTTTGAAGCCTCATCAATATGGTCGTCATCTTTTTCACCCTTGTGGGTCTTGGATTCGTCACCTTTGCGGTCACCGCCGTCGGTGTAATCCTTGGCTTCTGGGTCATCTTTATCCTTACCCTTATCGCCTGTAGAAGCACCGGAATCACCTTCTTCAAGTTCTTCTGATTCCTCTAACGCTACTCCAGCTGTGCGATGCGCTGCAGCCAAATCATTATTTTCGTTTAATTTATTAAGATCTATTTTAAGACCCCATGCTTCTGAAAGGAGGGTTTTAAGTTCTCCGTTCTTCCATTGTTTTGTGGACATTGTTTTACTGTCTCCTTTTTGTAAATGTTCAAAATAAATAGTACTCTTTATGCTATCTTCCCAATCTCGGAAGCACATGTTTCCTTTTTCATAGGCTTCTCTTTCCATATTTCGCAGATGATCATTGGTTTGAGCATATCCCGCACCCATCTCACCGGGGCTGTCAAACTCTCCACGACAATTTTGTGCATGATGTACCAACTCGTGAGAAATAGAACGCATGATATCTTTTGGATGGCGCCCTGTTATGAAAACTGTGATTGCTTTTGCCGCGGGATCATAAAAAGCTGTCTTTCCTAAAGGATCTTCTGCATTCTCCGCAGAACCTTTGAGGAATAATTTTGGAGGTTCATTAAAACCCATCTTCTCTTGTGCATAAGGAAGAAATCTTTTAATCATAGGGTTGATAATATCGATCATTTAGAAACAAACCAAGTCAAGATTATAGAGTATTGTAAACTACTAGTATAAATAGTTGCAACTCACCCCTTTTCCACAAACTTTGGGTTTATTTGATCAGACCTCTGCACTTTTGACACTAATTTTAAGCTAGGGGTAAAGAACTCCACCTCAACCTGATTACTATTAGAAAGGGGCATCACATTTGAAATCGACACCATTCGATTACCTTTTATCTCATTTTTGATGCTAGTAATCACCCCATAGTGAGGCTGCCATTCACGCACCTTATAACACCATTTTTTCCATTCTACAATATCGCCAACTTCTAAATTTTCGGCAGATAACTCTCCAAAAACCGGTTTCTCATCCATTATAGACGACAACCCATGAACAAACCTTTTGTTGAAGAAAGGAAATCATTTTTTCATAGGCTTCGTCTTTGCTTAAAAATGGACCATCGGAAGCTAACTCCTCACTCTCAAGATCATACTTGTACAGTATATAAAGTGTTTTTCCGCGCATTGTTGGTTCTTTGGGAATTAAAGTTTTTGTTTTTCTTTTATCAAGTCTCATATGTGTCATAAATAGCATACAATTTTCTATTAGAAATAAAAAAGATCATCTTTTTGAATTCACGTTGACTATACTAAGAGCTAAGAGGGTAACAACTGTAAACTCAAATCCGCATAAAGAGTACATACCCCAAGCGCCAGCACACGTAAACAAATATTTCCAAATCGCGCTATTCAGCGTAAACAACATTAATTAAAGCCTATTTCTTCTATCTCGTCTTTATCGATTACGAAAACAATACCATCAGAAGACATGGCAAGACACTGCTCGTCTTCTTCTGCCCCAAAATCTAAAATATAAATATCTTTACCGCGGAATAACTTCACGACTTGTTTTGTAGATGGTTGGTAACACCAGATCTCTCCGATCCCTCCCTTAATTATGTGAAAAGGTGTGAGCGCTCCGTCCCCATCTTTTATAGTGCCAGAAATTTGTTTTATTAATATTTTAAACTTCTTAGCGTCGATATCATCCCAAGGCATTTTAGAATAGTTTCGGCCATGCGATCGCTATAGCCATTATAAATTGAACGGTAGCGAATACAGCTACAGCCTTGGTTTTAAATATTTTAAGCTCTTCAATCTCTTTAATATACATACTAAGCTGTGTAGGCGAAACAACTTCGTCTACTTTATTCTTCCATGTACGTATATCCTCGATTCTCTCTTCTCTTACACGTAGCTCAGTTAATCTCTCTTTTATATCTTGAAGTTCCCCTCTTAAATCCTCAATAGTAAGAGAAAGGGTCTCTAGTTGTTTTAGAACTAGTTTTGAGTATTGATCCCATCCATTATCATCTTGCATAATAAAATAACCTCCGACTAAAGCGTGTCATGCTATGATAAATAGTGATTAGCAGGTCATTTGTTACAAGTGATTTCACCCCAAATGGTAACTGCTCTCAGTTTTCATTACTTTCTTGATTATCAACTGAAAAATGTCCGGTTTATTTCACTAAGTTTTTTGTAACAAACTTATTGCGCAATATCCTCGGCATACTTTACTTTTCTTGCTCTGATCTTAATTTCTGGGTATTGAGCAGATAAAGAGTTGATAGCTTCCACGTTCTTCCCCGAATCATCGAAAAACAATACATCTGTAGCTCCCTGTTCTATTCGATCAACTACCCATGCTGCCTTAGCGTCAGGGTCTGAGTCTCCTAAAAGTCCAAATGTAATTTTCGAGGTATCGAGCCCGATACTCTCAAGGTAATCTCGAATTGCACCTTCGGCATGCGGAGCCCTCGCCGTCAAGATAGCAATCTCGCGTCCCTCTGTGCCGGCATTGATTGCATTGCGAACAATGTTGGTAATTTGTTTAATTTCTCTTGGGTTAATCACTTCATCAAACTCTGAAAAGTCATAATCATAGTCTGGGTTAAAATCGTGCTTTGCGTATTCGGCTGGTGTCATTGTGATCCCGTCACCAGTGTCGGTTGTGATGTGAATGTTCGAATCGGATTTTGCTATTGTAT